ATTTCCATTTGTGTTAGAACTAATTTGAGTATAATTGTCATCAAAGTTAACAACATATTCATTGGTAGCCAAGTCTTTTATTGCATAATATGAAGAAGTTGGTAAATAATTTAAATTAGTAAATAATGAAGACGTTTGATATACTCTGGGAGGATATAAAGGACTTACATTTATAAAAAATCTATTTTTACTAGTTGGATAAAATGTACCTGGATTTTCAGATAAGGACATTTTTAAATCAACTGTATTTACAATACTGCCTGTAGCAGAACCTGTTAATATAGTTGAATAATCTCTCCATCTAAATTCTAATGTTGGAGGATATATTGTATTTGTATCAACACTATAATATTTAAATTGAGGTTGAACATATTGACTAGTGTTAAACTCTTGAGAACCAGTTAATTTAACTATAAATCCATAATTTGGAATAGACCCGGAAATCCAAGCATTGACAGGATTAGTTACATTAACTTCAATATCTTTATTATCACGTAATTCAAAAGATTCGGTAACTTTTAAACTTAAAGTTGTAAAAAAATTTCCTCCTCCTTGAGAAGAATATATAGGATTAAATGAGCCTGTATAGAAAAATCCATTAATAGAACCACTCATACTCCATATTCCAGATCCTGAGAAATTTGAGTATGCCCAAGAAGATCCATTTGTTTCTTTAGGGTTATCTAAATAATATCCGGTACCATTGTTCCAAAATTGAGCTAAAGGTAATATTTCTAAAGAAGTATTTTGATTTAACCCTTGAGCCTCAGCAATAAAATTTTTAAGGTATATATTATATTGACTGCTGCTAACTTTATTAGTAATAATATCGTTTATTTCATTTTGACTAAATTGGACTATATATCTAGATATGTCAGGAGTTCCATCAAGATTTAATTTATTAGAAACTTCTAAAATAGCATCTAACCCAGTATTCATTGTTGGATAAGCAGAATATAGAGTAGTATCTTGAGTTGGAAATATTTTGTAAACAGCCATTGAAATATTTTATTATAAATATAAGATTATAAAGGAACTACTTTACCTTTAATATCAGTATTTGGATATCTTACTTCAAATATGCTAGGATCTAATGAAGGATAAATTACTTGATTTTGAGTAGCTGATGAAATATCGTAAGCATACTGAGAGTATCCTAAGGTGGTTCCTGCTTTATTAGTTATACTAATAGATTTAACTGTTTGTACTCCTTTAATTTTGTCTAAAAGAACATATAAATCTCTTATTAATATTGGTTGGTTAATTTGCCATTTATCTAAAGTAAAGTAATTTTGAAAAGCGGTAATGCATGTTAATAGTACTTCATTATTGTTATATTCAGGTAATACTATTATTTCAAAATCAACTCCTATGTTAATTACATATGCATCTCTAATTTCAATATTATCTCCAATCATTCTATATTGTGAAAGATAAGTACGTAAATTAGTTTTTAATGATTCAGTAGCATAATCTAATTGACCTTGAGCATTTAAAGATAAAACATACAAATTTAATGTCTCAATAGTTGAAACTTGATTATCGGTTAATTTAGGTTGTTCAATTAATGCTTTAGAAACTGCACCATAATCCGAAGGCATGCTTAAAGCACGAATTAAGTAATCATCTGCAGTAACTGATCGTTTTTGAGATGCAACAAGTGCTAAAGTGTTTTGGCGGATTTCTTCTAATGTATCTCCTCCTCTACCACCTGAAGCAGCATCTGGATTATTTGCTGAAAGTGATCCAAAAATATAATTAGCTGTTGTAGCATTAAGGTTAATCTGATTGAACTTAGAATTAATTGGGCTTAAACCATTTAATGTATTAGCACTAACATTTGAATTAACTCCACCTCCAGTTAAATATCTAACTGTTAATGCAGTATTAGAAGGTGATATACCATAAGTTCCAGTATATAAAAAATTAACGGGAGAATATGCTGTAGTTAATTTGTCTTGTTGAAATGGCAATCCAATTCCTACATTATCTGCATTTGGAGTAATTTCTTCTGTTATATCTGATGGACTTCCAGCTCCAAATTGAAGTTGAAGATTTGATAAAGATGTGAAACGGGTTGCAAAACGTCTAGCTACTTTTCTTAAACGTAATAAATAAGGAGTATCTCCATTTACATTAGGATCATTTATATTAGTATTTTTAATAGTATCTAAAACCATTTCTTGTCCTAGATGATCTACTTCATACCATTTATTTCCATCAGAATCAGTAATGTCTAATATTTTTACAATATTAGAAGATTGAATATTTACTGTTTGAAATGGTTGAGGAGTACCAAATGTAAAAGTAGTAGTATTAATAGTAGCAGAAATTGCATTTCTACTCTTTTTTAATAAGTAATATTGAGGAATATTACCTGCAATCTGATAAATTGTAACTTCGGTTGGATCTTGAGAACTTGAAGCTGAAAAGTCTATCTTATCTTGGATTAAAAATGAAGCCCCATTTTGAGAAGTTACAGTAGTATTTTCTCCAATAGTTATAGCATAATCATAATCAGGAATATACTTCCCACTTACTAATTTAGAAGGTAGTTGTTGATAAAAATCTATTGATGTTTGAGCTATTCCTGTAGTTTTAGGTTTATATCCAAACATATATGCTAACTCAAATACATTGTTTGTTTGTTGAGCATATTGGACAAAAGTTTCTTGAAATTGATTGTCTAAATAAAAACTTAAAACATCTCCAACATAAGAAGCTTGTTCCATAAACATCATTCCCGGAGAAGCAGGAGAAAAGTCATTATATGTTTGTGGAAAATATGTTCTAGAATATTCTATTAATCGTGCTCTAAATTCAGAAAAATCACGGTTAATATATCTTATATCTCTATTTATAGTAGCCATTTTAGAGTTGAAGTGTTAAAGTATCGTTTACATTAGAATTGGCAATTGAATATTTTAATTGCACTGTCAAAGTATTATTATCCGAATCTTGAAGTATTTCTAATGAGTTAATAGTAATATTTGGAAATACTGAAGCTATATTGGAAGTTATTTTTGATTCTAGGCCTATTAATGTTCCTTCGGTTATTTGGTCAAATAAAAAAGCTCTTAATCCTCCTCCAAAAGTTGGGTTTAAGGGGTATTCTCCAGGATTGGTTAAAAAATAGTTTATTAAATTATTTTTGACAGCTTGAGCTGTTAAATAATTAGGAGTAAAGACAGAAGGACCATTAAAAGGTAAATTTACCCCAACCGCAACATTCGGATTTAAATCAAGTGGGTTAACCTGTTGGGGATTAAATGGCATTATTTACTATTTAACAAATTCATAATTTGATCCATACCTAATTCACCAGCACCTAAACTACCATTTATAGGATCACTTACTTGTGGTCGGAATGATTGTTGAACATCATTAGAAGTAAAACCTAAAGCTGTTTCACCTAGTACTTCAGCATATTTTGATCTAAAGTCTATTGAAGGAGGAGCATAAGATGGTTTTGGGTTTTGTGTAGGAGGAGTGTATGATTCTCTAACTATTTGTTTAGATGACTTTACTGCTTCCAATAAAATATCCTTTAATTCTTCCTGAATTGCTTCTCTTACGGCTTCTTTAATTAATTTTTTAAAATCTGTACTTTTCATATGATTATAAATATTTGGTTAATCTGCTTTTAAATTGTTTTGTTGAATATAAAATACTAGTTCATCGATTAATATCTGATCAATAGAGCTAAATGACCACTCTCCTACTAACATTACAACACCTTGTTTATTTGTTGCGGTTGCTCTTCTACGTTTTAAAGGTTTATCTGTTACTTCGGTTTCAACCCCCATTGTAAATCCATTTACATCTGTAACTACAGGAGATAATTGGTTAGATTGTTCATTAGTTAAAGCAGTAAGTTCTATAGCAACTGTTTCTTGTTCAGCATCAGGATAACATTTTTCAACAAGTTGATCAAGTAAATTTAGTAATTGAAGTGCTTGTAAAAGGACTTGTCTTAATAAAACTAAAATAGATAATGTACTAGCATTTATAGTTCTTAATTTTCCTATAAGTTTATCAAGTCTATCTTTATTATCTTGTATAGCTAATACAACATTAGTTGGAAGTCCAGGTACTCCAGGAACACCTGTAGATGTTGGTATTGGAAGATTTTTTAATATATTAAAAGCTATATTTAAACCTTCAATAACACCCCCAGTAACTCCTAATGCTTTAGTAGTATTATCTATTATTGTTAAAGTATTATTTAATTGTTTAACTAATTTATTTTTTTTATTAATTAAAATTGTTAATTCTGGTGAAGTAGGGCATGTTGATTTGTTGTTTACAGTATCTAAAATTTTATTTTGATTTTTAGAAACTAAATCAGAAGCTTTAGTTACTCCAAAAGCTGATATCATGGTTATGATAGAGGGAATTAAAGTTGATTTAATAGTATTTATCTGGTTAGATAAACGCTCTTGGATAAAATAATCTGCTCCTTTATTCCCTTTAGAAAGTTCTTTAATTTGGTCTACATTTAATTGAGATGCTTCAATTTTATCTTGTTCTAAAGCAACAGTTGTTGGGGTTAAAGAAATTACTCCTAAATCTGTTTTTACAGTACCATCCCCTTTATAAGGAATTATTTCTATAGATTCATATCCTGGGGCTGAAATGTTAATTTTAGGTAAGTCCTTTGGGGATATGTCTTGTGAAAATGATGAAGATAATTCTATTGAAACTTGTCCGTCAGCCATAAATTATATATTAAAGTTCATAGATTATAGTATTTTCATCATTTGTTTGCCCTTCAGTTAAAGTTTGGTTTACTCCAATTCCTTGATTAGGTTGATTGATACTATCATTGATTGGAGTTTCTTTTGTTATTTGAACTCCTTGAATTGGTTGATTTGTAGTAGAATTTATTACTATACCTGAGGTTACTGGGGGGGTTGATGGGGGTAATGGAGGATAATTAGTGGGGTTTGTGTACAAAGTAAATATTTGTCTTATAGCCCATCCTGAAATTTTAGGGGTAAAAAGAAAATCAAGAATTTTTAATGTTTCTGTTTTAGAATCGACTTCACTTTTTAAAGCTAAAATTTTTGAATTGTACTGTTTTTCTGCTCTTATTATAGAACCACTATTTCCTTCTTTTGGTCCTGCTCCTCCTCTACTAGTTAATCCAACATATGCCTTACCATCTTTACTTTCTTCAATTAAAACTTCCCATTTTACTACCCAATTAGTATCATCCATTACTATATTTATAGCTGATATTGTTGGGTTAGATTTATATGTTTTATAAAAATTTTTTAGGGCTGTATTTACTTTAGTATGCATTTTTCCTCCAAATCCATCTTTTGTTCGAGATTCAAAAGAATGCATTCCATCATAATCTCCTTTAGAAGGGTTATATGAGCCTGAAATTCTTGTTTGGTACATTATTTTAATTTTATAAAATTTGATTTGATATCATCTATATTATTATAAATTTTTTCAAAAATTTCTTGAGAAGAATTAGCAACTGTTAATATTGCAGAATTTGGAGTTGGTACTCCACCAGGCCAATCTTGAACAGTTTTTAAAACCTCAGTTAAATTCTTTAATTCTGTAATTAATATTTTTAAATATTCTACTGTAAGATCTCCTTTTAAAGCTGATTGAGAAGCATTTTTATTCCCTAAACGTATATCATTTCCATCTAAATATATTTGTTTTGCTTCAATATTAACACTATTATTTGATGATATACCAACTGAATTTTGTCCACTGATTAAAATACTATCTGTTTTAGCATTTAAAACTATCCTATCTGAATTTAAAATTATTTGAGGGTTTGTAAATTGAGATGGGGTTGTGGGTGGTGTGGTATAAGAAACAAAATTTTCGTTTGCTATACTAAATAAAATCTTTTGGTATGAAGTTAAATAAATAGATGATAAATCACTACTTATGTTCTCTGTTATAGGAATCCAACCCTTATCACTAACATTAGTAGGTTGACCATTTCTTACTATAGTAATAGGATCACCATTAGTACCAGCAGATGACCAGTTATTATTTATTGAACTTTTTGATTTTGCAGTACTACCAAAACGTAAACTTTGTCCATGTCTTCCTTCTAATAATGAATCACCCATATAAGGCATTAAAGGATGAATATCTGTTTTTTCAACAAATGTGTTTTGAGATGGGTTAACAGGACTGTTTAAATCGATTTCGGTAGATTGATCTTCTACTCGTCTTACTGCACCATTTTCTGTTGATTTATAATCCCTACGTTGGGTTGGATTAACAATAGTAGAAGGATTTGGATAAGCATCATGGTGAGGATGATTCCATACCCCTAATGGTTTTAAATAAAAGTATGATTGATTTGAAGTATTTTGTCCTTGTTGTTGATTTGGTAATGAAAATAATAGTACCAATTCATTTACTAAAGGATATGTTTTAATTTGTGAATCATAAGGTAAAGCAAAATTTACAGTTGTACCTGTAGCAGACTGATTAGTAAATTCATAAAATATAGCACCTATTCCATTCCATTGTCCTACAGAATCAAATTTAGGGTGATTTTCATCTAAGACAATATCAATAACTCTAGCTGCAGCTAATTGAGATTTTAAGTTATTGATTTGGCCCTGTAAGTCAGGAGTAGAGGAAACAGCAGTTGTTCCTCTAGTAGAATTAGCAATACCGGTTCTATATACTGGCATTAGTCTTTTGGGTTAAATTTTTTAACTTCGGATAATAATTGTGTTTTTTCTTCTTCGGTCATTCCAAATCCTTCTTCTTCTGATTTACCTGAAGCTAGGGCACGTTGGATAATGGTAGCCATTTTGATTAGCTGCTCATCATTTTTAATCCCTAATTCCATATATTCCTTAATTAAAGGAACAATTAAAGTAGCATCACCAATATCGTTAATAAGTGGTTTTAACTCACCTATCAAAGCAGTAATTTGTTGTTCTTTTTTCTTTTGGTTATCGTAAATTTCTTTAAGAATATCAGAGAATTTTTTCTTACCAAATACGTTTGATTCTAGATTACTCATATGTATTGTTTTTTATAAATATAAACAATTATGAGAGTTGGAACCTCATGTATCCATGTTCCAAATAAAACAAATAGTTTTTCTTAAATATACCATATAAAACACCTGCTATTTTTGTAATTTTAGGAGTTTTAGCATCAGGGATCATTTCATGTATGTAAATGTAAAGAGCTTTTTTATTAAATACATCTATACTATCTCGTTTTCTAAATAGTTCTAAAACAGCATCTGCAATTTTTGCGTCATATTCTTTAGGAAAGACTTCATATAATCTATGACTTACAAATTCAACATATTCATCCATAAACTGGGATAAAAGATCATTAGTATTTGATGGTTCTATAGTATATGAATGTGTATCATCCTTCAATAGTTCATCAGTTGATACTTTACTAACTTTACTTTTATAATTTTTTTCATTATATAATATACACCAACGCTTTACAATTGTACCAAAATATGAATATGCTTTAGCTCCATTATGAGGATTAAAGAGGTGAATTTTAGAAAGTAAAAATACAATTATTTCATGTTGTAAATGCTCTAAATTATCTACTTCAGTATGATAAAACTTAAATGTATGAATTATATTTTGGGTTAATTTAAAGAAGGCATAATGAATTTTTTCTTCATATATCTTGCTTCTTAAAACAGGATCGATCGTATTGTTATACAACACGATCGCGTCCTCAGTTTCCTGAGTAAAATAATTTTTACTTGCAGGTTTTTTAGCCATTTTAGCTGAACTTTCTAAGATTGAATTCATTTAGTATTTCTTGGATTTTTAAAATTGATTGAAATATAACTCCAACTTCATCATCCTTTTCAAATACACCTCCACGATCTAATTCTCTCAATTTCTTGTCAGAAATTTCAATCGTGCGAGATAAACGATCTAGATAAGCTAAATATCCGGCTACAATATCTTCTTGTTTTTCATTTTTTTTAAGAAGATTATAAGTTGTGAATCCTAGAATCACGACTAAAATTGCTAATACACAGCAAACAATTGTTAAAGCTATCATAAGTTATCTAACATATTTTTTAAACCATCACTTTTGAATGAACCTAAAGCTTTGGTTTTGGTTGATGTCTTTTTAGACATGTTTGGTTTATTCCCCAATGTAAAACTCCCTTTTCCGGCATCCACAGACTTTTTACCTTCTTTTAATTTAGGTAACCATTCACGTTCAAATTCGATACGTGCTGCCATTAAATCTGCCTGATGTAAGATGTAAGAGAGTGAAGTACGTGGTTTTTGTTCTGGCATAAAATTAGCAAGGTATTTTTCATTTGCCTTGTCATATAAACCATCATGTGTCTGAATGGCAATCATTTCATTAAATGTATACTGGATACCATGTGATTGTAATAAATATAATCCTCTATCGGGGACTGAAGCAAATGGGACTTTAGTATTAAACATATAATCTTCCCCTAATTTTTCACGTCTCCAATTATCAGTCTGGGGGATATAAGAATCTTGCTCTTCATCACCCATTTTACCTAAATCATGATTTAGAGCTGAAAATATTAACTCTTCAGTTGTAAAAGTAGACATGTCACATCCTTCTTCTTCCCATAATGTAGCTTGCTTAATAGCGCATCGAATAACGCGTAAAACATGTTCTACATATCCTCCGGGGAAAGCATTATGGTATTCTTTTTTATGCGCAGCAGGCATTAACATTAAACGTTCGGCATATTGCTCATAAAATGCTAATAATTTTTCTTTACGAGGTTCGGAGATATAATCATTGATATACTCCATTAATTCATTCCAATTGTCTTGGATTTGTTCGGCGGTAAGATTCATAACTTTTATTTATTTAATTAATTTTCACGTTCAATAATTGCTTGAGTGTCGTCTCTAAGTTCAAAAATTTCTTTCAACAATTCACGAGCCGCTTCTACATTTCGTTCGTTTAAAGCGTTTCTCATTCGTTTTAATTTTCCTTCAATAGACTCTAAGCGTCTCAATACTAATTCCTTATTTTTCATTTTATTTTATTTACTTATTTTTTTATAACATTTATTTATTTCAATAATAATATTAAAATATTAATCGAAGGTAATAACTTTATTTTAAATAGTCACGGATTTCTTGTTCTTTTAGATTTTTCTCTACTAATACCTGAATTTTTTTCAAGTGGGCACACTTTTCATATTCTTCTGTACCTTCAAAATAATGCATAGAAAGCTTTACTGCAACTAAAAATTCATCGGTTGAATGTTTTTTTAAATCTTCTTTCCAAACTTTACTTCTAAACTTAAATTCCTCAACCCAGAAAAAAGCTCTAGTAAACATCATAAACTCCCCAGCATCATCAATTCCCCCCATATTTAAAGAAGGATCAGCTTTTGAAAAAAAGTTTAAAACCTGCTTTTTAAATGTTTGACCATTCATGATAAGTTTATAAAACATACCTAACTTAAAGTAAGGAGTCTTTTTAAACTCATCTAACTCATCTCTCATCTTTTTAGTTTCCTTAGAATTTTTACCATCTTCAGGAAACCCAAACAATGCAAATATACCATTCAAACTCATCACTCTATATGTATATATTATTTTAAATTAAAACCCACGTGTAAAATCGTTGATTTTGAATATAAATATTTAGTCAAATTGCTCTCCAACTTTTTTAATAACTTGTTTAGCTTCATCTAAAGAAACATAGAAAAACTCTCTTTCACCTCTAACACGTTTTTGCTTTAACTGTTTGTGTACCTCTTTTTCAATACGCTCTCCATTAAAACAACTATACGAATATACAACATCAAATGGCATAGGAACACCGGTAGATTTACTCAATTGTACAGCTCGTTCCTCAGGGTCATTTTTTGTATAACCTATTTTTAACATTTCAGGCATTGAAGGATTAACTAATATATAAACATATTGATCACCTTTTTTACCATCAACACTTTGTCTTAAACGTCCGGTATAATATTCGACAACATCCCAATCACCATCTTTTTTGATTGAAAAATATTTTGGTTGAGGGGATAAAGGTGTTCTGCAATACGGAACATAGTTTTTAGCCTTTTCATTTGTTAAACGTTCCATAGTTAATTAATTTATGTTAAAACCGAGCTTGAGAGTTTGCGCCTTTATACCATGGAAGTCCTTCTCTGTTTTTTAAAGTTTCTTTCCATTGTGCTTCCGTCATTTTAATTCCGTTGAGGTAATATTCTCGTTTGCGTTTAATCCCTTCGGGTATTAAAGCGGGACCTTCCCAATTGTGTAATTTTCCATCGAACGTATACATGATGGTTCCGTCTGCAGTTGTGATTTTTTTGCTTGGTTGATACTTTTCGTTTTCTTTCATGACCTTTATTTTTTAGTTTTTAAAAATTATTTCTCCTAACATATCTCCAATTATACATCCTGCTACAAATGCTAATCCGAATAATCCAGTGAAACTGAATGCTACAAATAATGTAACGATTGCTAAAATTTTAATTTCTTTGTTTTCTACTTTACTTAACATAACCTTTATTTTTATTTATTTATACTGTTAGTATACGAATAAAAAATTAGGTTGCCAAGGGTTCTTTAAGAAATTGTAAGAGAATACATTCCGGTTCCCCTTAAACGGTAATTTGATCCTGAAACAATAGCATATGTTGGGGTAAAAGTAAAAGATGAAACTCCTGGTTGTACAACAACACTTGCAACGTAGGAAGAAGTTACTAGACCCATAGATGCTGAAATAGAATATGTTCCAACAAAATTTGTTAAAGCAGATGAAGTATAGAATCCTCTATCATCTGTTGGGAAGGTTTGCATTGTGAAATAAGAGGAAGCACTTGGGTTTGTAAAAGTAAAAGTTTTTACAAGAAAAAGATTTTCACCAATAGAACCGGTTCCGGAAAGTTGTTGGTAAGTGTAAGTTGCCATTTTATTTATTGTTTACAAACATGTCAAAAAAACTAATTGTACCACAAACAATAATTGCAATATAACCGATTGTTAAATGAACTGGGAGCATTAATAAATTTTTCATCATGGTTATAAATATTGCTAGTTGATTAATTTTTTAATCTTTTTTTTGATTCTTCTTTAAGACCTCTTAATATTCCTTTTTTATATGCAATATAATCTTCTTCATATTTATATGGCCAAGCAACTAAGTAAGTATTTCTTTCACTTTTTGGATAAGTAAAAAAATCTTTTTTTAATTTCTTTTTTGTTTTCCTTGGTAGTCTAAATTTGCTCATGTCTTGTAATATACATATATATTTTATCGATGCCAAGTATTTTTTTAAAAAAAGAGATTTAATGTTTACTGTTTTTTACATAAATGGCCGATTTGGAAATTTAGGTTTCATTTTGGGGGAAAATGCAAGTTTAATATATAAAGATATATTGGGTCGATAGTGTTAAAGTTTTAAAAAGAAGGCTTTTACTCTAAGTCCACGTTCCTCGCCGTACCGCCATATATTGACCCCGGCGCGCGTGGTACCCAGTACGTGATACCATATGCATACCATATATATACCGCCGTACGCCATCAAACCCCCCTACAGGGTCATAGGGTCACAGGGTCACAGGGTCACAAGGTCGCAAGGTCGCAGATCTACAGAACCACAAGGTCACCAGATACCAGGGTCATTGTGTCACTGGGTCACTGGGTCACCAGGGTCACATGGTCACTGGGTTACCCGGGTTGCTGGGTCATTGAGTCGCCATCACCATATCTCCCAAATGCGCCATTGTTAGGATCACCATGTACCAGAGTTACCCAACTACCCAACCACCCAAATACCAGGGTACCAGGGTAACCAAGTATCCAGGTATCCAAATAACCAGATAACCAAACACCAGGGTTACCCAAGTACCAGGGTTACCCAACTACCCGGGTTACCAGGGTCACAGGTCACGGGTCACAGGGTATCCAAGCATCCAATCACCCAGGTCACCAGGGTCACATGGTAACCAGGTACCCAGATTACCCAACCATCCAAGCACCCAGGTTCTCAGGTCACGGGTTACCCAAGTAGCCAAGTACCAGGGTCACAGGGTAACCAGGTAACCAGGTAACCATGGTCTCACCACTTTGGATCATTGGTCTTTGAATCTACCAGCTCACCGTTCTCAAAATAATAGAACTCCAGCTTACCGTCTTCACGCTTTACGGTCACGTTGGCTTGGTCGGTTAAGCACCCATCAATGTTTAGAATGCGTGTTTGGTTTAATTGGATAAATGTATATGTGCTCATGTGTGTCTCTGTTTTACGCACCCCGAAAGCCCGATTACTCGGGCTACAGGGCGTATAATTAAAAGATAAAATTGTTGCTTATTTAAAAATCTTGGTCACATACCTCATCATGTAAGTCAAGTAACCACTGGCGCTCCATCATCTCCTGCTTATAGGTCTTGGTCTTAAATACCTCAAATGGAGCAATTGGGTTATCGCTCTTGGCTCTAACATGGTACTCATCCCATACCTCTCTAGCGTTATCAACCTCAACTAATATTTGGCTTGGTTCTAGGTTTAGGGCGTATGTCTTAATTACTTTACCACTTAAATCACTCACTGTAAAATCAACTTTAATCATGTTTCTCAATTTATTTATACACTCAATATACGAACCCATCTACCCAACCCATATTCCCAGACCCCAAAAGCCCGATTACTCGGGCTCACAGGTCGTATACTGAAATATACGAATTATTATTTACTAATCTCGATTCCTAGGTAATCATTATTATACATAAAATCACTAACTAATAAGTTGCTTTCATTCTCAATTGCTTTTAACATAACGTATCTCAATGTTGAAACCTCCATAGTTGTAAGCTTAGATGAATCAATCCCCATTGCTGTTAAAAATTTATCTACAGCATCAAATTGAGCTATCATCTTTACTTCATTTACTTTCTCTAATTTTATCATCTTTATCATTTTTATTTATACCACAATATACGAACCCATCTACCCAACCCATATTCCAAGTGGCTTATCCAGCCACCTCATCACCTTTAACTTGAGCCGGTCGTCCACGCTTAACAGCTCCACCATTTAACTCAGCTTTAGCCTTTAACTCAGCTAATCTTAACTGCCTAGCACTATTTGGATTCACTGGGCGGCCTTGACCTACACCTAACATCTTATTTATTTCTTGCTTAGCTAATCGAGCTTGTCTCTCACTGTTCTCATTTACAGGGCGCCCACGTTTCAACTCACCATTTGCTTTTTTAACCGCTAACTCTGCTAAACGGATTTGTCTTGCACTATTAACATTAACTGGACGACCTTTAACTGCATTTTTTACTTCAACTTTTTTCATAACTTTATTTCTTTTTATTTATATTATCAATATACGAATTATCTATTTAACCTTTTATTCTTTTAACTAATTACCCACTAAAATAACAATTA